TTTCGTATAGCGCCACGACATAGCCGCCCCGCGGCAGCAAGATGTCTATCAGCCGGCCGGCGATCTCTGGCGGTCTTGCGAACGGAGTAGCCACAACATGCTACTCACTGCAACTGGGTATGTAAAGTGAAACATCGCCACTTCATGTGCTTGCAAATTTACAGTATCTACCAAAGCAAGAAAACCGCAGGAAAGCCAATCTGTTCTCGTCTTCACATGCAAGCGCGAGCCGAGCCAGACATCGCAAGTCGATGCGAGGCATGGAAAGCGCGCAGCAGGCGGCGACATGAGCACCGGTCAGCGTTATATCCTCAATATTGTTCCAGCATCTTCCATCGATCTAGCGACCCCAGCTCGGCCGCCGTGAGCTAGGATTAAATCTATAAAAGCTTGTTGTTCTGGTCTCACGCGATCCCGTCCCCATTTGGCCTCTATGCCGACGAACAGCGCCCCGCTTGCTCCGTTTGCCCCGCTTGTCCATCCCGCAATGTCAGGAAATCCTGTCGGCGCTAACTTCACCGGATAGTAAGGGCTGAGCACAAGGCGGTCGGCAGTTCGCATGACGATTTTGCCGCCCCATGCACTGCCGGCGTTGAATCGAAACAGTCTGGTATTGCCATGCGAATAGGCTAATTGGATCGCGGCGATGAGATCCGCAGCGCTGTTCACCACAACCATCGGATCAACCAATTCGGCGCCCAGCGCGCCAGCCATTTCTTGAATACAGAGACTCGCGTATCGGCGTCAATCGATCCGTCTGTCGTCCATTTCTTCATTGCCGCGCTCGCTTGGCCTGACGCGCGGCGAATACGTGATCCGCCCATTGCAGGCTGTAGCCTTTGCGCCGTGCCAGCTCTCGCAATGACTCGAGAGATTGCGCCAGACCCTGTTCACGCCGCGCCGCTCGCTTCTCGAGCATTTCTGCGGTGATCTCAACGAGCTCGCCATCCTGTTCCTCGATCTCGGAGCGCGGCGCCACGCGGAATCGCTCGCCGCAATTAGCGCAGACGAACGCTCGAGCTGCGTTTGCTGACCAGCATTTCGGACAGATTTTTGCGGCTAACGTCGCGTTACGTTTTTTCTTCGTCTCATCGTAGGTCAGCGCCCACTGCGGCTCGTCGATCGGCCGGCCGAAGCGCGCGCAGTTGCCGGCGTGGTCGAGAATCACGGCAATGCTTTTCCCTTCACAAGGACGGATAAGGCGTCCGCACATTTGACGCCATAGACCGAGGGATTGCGTTGGACGCAGCATGATCCCCACATGCGCGCCTGGAAAATCTACCCCCTCGGTCAGAAGATCGCATGAACTGATTAATTGAATCTTACCGTTTCTAAAATCATTCACGGCGGCGCGCCGTACTTGTCTGTCTAAACCTCCCTTAAGCATTACGGCGCTATAGCCAGCGTCTCGAAACTGTGCCGCAACATCTGTGGCATGTTTGACAGACACGCAAAAAGCTAATGCCGGTAGTGCATCGGCGTGTTTCCGATAGTGACTTATGGCGTCGCCTGTAACTGATGGTTTGTTCGCGCGGGCTTCACTTTCGCTTACAACATAATCGCCATGAAGCATATGCAGTCCGGAAACATCGATAGTAGGAGGTGCCCATACTTGAGCAGGGGCTAGGAATTCTGGTGTCAACTCAGCGACGGTGGGCCCACAAATGAGTGTGTCGAATATTTTTGCGAGGCCTTCGCCAGAGGTTCGTACTGGAGTGGCCGTAACTCCGAGCACTTTGGCATCCGGCCAGCGCGCCAAAATGGTCTCCCAACTTGCAGCGCGAGCATGGTGCGCTTCATCAAGGATTATTAACTGAGGATCGGCCGCTTTATTCAGCCGCCGCAGCAAACTTGGGACACTAGCGATCATGCAACTGCGAGCAGTTGACGGGAACCCAGCGGCGATAAAGCCATGCTCTGTGCCCGCATTGGTTAGAGCCAATGAAATCTGATCCACCAATTCAATTCGGTGGCTGAGTATCAGTACGCGATTGCCCTTGCTAGCGGCCCCGTGCGCGATAGCGCTAAATAGTGCTGATTTCCCAGAACCGGTGGGTGCCACATACAATGGTCTCGAATAGCCGCGCCGAAAAGCATCGCGGATATCTTCAATGCCCTTCAGTTGATAAGGTCTGAGGATCAGGCTCACTGCTTCTCTAACCTCGGACGAATGACCTTTTTAATGGTATTCATTTTCTGCCCATTGGTCAACTATGGAATACCTCCATCCCGGCTTGCGTGCTGACTGTCAATTCTGCTATATGGTGTCAATCTGACAGGGATAACTAACATGGCCAGCACCTTGAAATCAACTGGGCGGCGCGCACTCAAGTCATTGATGCGTGAGCACAAGTTGAACTGCCGGGCCGTTGCCGGACTGCTCGGCAGGAGTCATAGCACCGTGCTGAAATGGCATGCGGGCCTCATTCCGATTCCTCCTGACAAACTCGATCATCTGCGGTTAAAACTCGCTTCACGCACTATCGGCGCCTGATCCCGGAAGGCGTGCGTGTCCATTGACTTCGCTCGAGTTGCCGCCGCGCTTTTGCCGCGCGCCGCGGAGTTATGTCGCGAATGGTTCCCCGATGGCCGGCAATCCGGACACGAATTCCTGATCGGTAATCTGCGCGGCGACAAAGGCGAATCACTCAGCGTTAATTTGACGACGGGCAAGTGGGCCGATTTCAGTGGCGAGGAACGCGGCGGGGATCTGGTCAGTCTCTACGCGGCGATTCATAAGATCGATCAAGTCGCGGCGGCGAGGGCCTTGCGTCCTGATCTGTGCAATGACAGCGCCGGCGAGCGTCCGGTCATTCAATCCGGCGAAGACCTCGCTCCGGATCTGCCACCAGCGACTGCTGGCCTGCCACGCGCACATGCCGTGCACGGCGAGGCTGTCGCAACTTATCGTTACGTCGATGCTGATGGCCGCTTATTGTTTCTCGTTTGTCGTTACGAGCCTTCGGGCGAGCGCAAGCAATTCGTTCCCTACACATGGCGCAACGGCCGATGGACAGCGAAATCCTGGCCGAAACCTCGACCGCTCTATAGATTGGATCAACTGGCGCGGCGCCCTGATGCGCGCGTGTTGATCGTCGAGGGCGAGAAGTGCGCGGATCTAGCCGCAACTATACTTACGGATTATATCGTTCTCACTTGGCCCAATGGCGCTAAATCTGTCGATAAATGCGATTGGACGTCACTGGCTGGCCGCGCGATTGATATCTGGCCGGACGCCGACGATCAAGGTCGGCAAGCCGCGGCAACGCTCGCGAGAATCCTGCGCGCGAAGTCTGACGACGTGCGCATCGTTGACCCTAAAGACCAATCCGACGGCTGGGATATCGTCGATGCGGTTGTCGACGGCGGGTGGAATGCAGCTCAAATCTTGAAATGGATTGACGAACACTTGGTCTCGCCGGCATTGGCGACCGTGACGCCGATCAGCGGTGCGCGCAAAAAAAACGAAGCGCCGCCGACGGCTCAATACGCTGAGTCCGCGGTGATGTCATGGCAGGCCATGGGGCTGAAATGCAATAGCGGCGGAATTCCGTGGCCGATGGAGGGCAATGTCGTCGCGATCCTGGCTGCGCACCCACGAACCTCTGGGAAAATTTGGTACGACACGTTCCGCGAAGAAGTCTATCACTCGATGCGCGGCACCGAAGAAGCCTGGACGGACAACGACTCGCGAGATCTCTTGTTGTGGATGCAGACCGATTTGCAGCTGGTCAAATTCAAGAAAACCATGGTCGATGAAGGCGTACTGATGTACGCGACGCGAGCCGATAACAAACGCAACAGCGTGACGCAATGGCTAGAGTCGGAAGTCTGGGACAAAGAGCCGCGTCTTGATACTTGGCTCTGGCGATACTTGGGCTGTCCGAACGATGTGCATCATCGGCAAGCCGGTCGCAATTGGCTCATCGCCATGGTGGCTCGAGCTTACGATCCAGGCTGTCAAGCCGACAACATGCTGGTACTCGAAGGCAAAGAGGGCCGCGGCAAGTCATCGGCCTTACAGATATTGGCCTCACCGTGGAGCGTCACCCTCACGCAACGCTTCGGCTCCAAAGAATTCACCGAGGCTCTGCAGGGCAACTGGTTGATCGAGCTCGCCGACTTGTCTTCGTTTTCGGCTACGCAGCACTTGCACATTCTCGCCGATATCACGAAACGCCATGATCGCTATCGCACGCCGTGGGATCGCCTGGCCAGTACGCACGCGCGCCGCTGCATCTTTGCCGCGACGACTGAAAAGCACAGTAATTACCTCGCCGATACCTACGGCATTCGGCGGTTCTGGGCGCTGAAGTGCACGACGATTCACCTGGATGCGCTGAAAATCATACGCGGGCAGCTATTCGCTGAAGCCCTGATCTACTACCGCGCTGGCGAGCCCTGGCACGTCATGCCGGCGGAGACTCATGAGGTGCAGATCGAGCGCGTCGAGCAGGATCTCTACCTTGAGCGCATCCGCGATTACCTTCTCGGCCGCACCGAAACGCGGGTGCTCGATATTTTCGAAGCCGTCTTCGTCGCCAAAGACACTTTTGGCCGGCCGATCGGACGCAGCGTGGCCGACGACAAGGATAATAAACGCATCACGCGCACGCTCCGTCAGCTCGGTTGGTACCCGATCGCCGTCAAGCGCGACAAGGTCAAAATCAACTTATGGAAGCCATTGACGTCCTCCGGGCTCGAACAACCGGAACCCGAAAATGAACCGGAACCAAAAACATGATTGATTTGAAAGTAAAAGTTCAGGTTCCGGTTAGGTTCCGGCGGATTTCCTATTGGTTGTGAATTTGTGCACTTTCCCGTGCGTGCGTGCGCGCGCGCGGGCGCGCGTGTGTGCGCGCGCGTAATGTCTTGTAGTATTACTAGAACCATTATAACTACTAGTACTAAGACATGCCGATCAAATACTTATCGAAGGTTCCGGTAAGCGGTTCCGGTACACCCTCGATTGGAACCGGAACCCCAAGCAATCCCCGCGCCACCATCCCTCTACGCCCATAGCCAACTGGCTATCTACTCTGGCCACGTTACGCTGCAACCTCAGTGGGGCTAGGAATGGGGAGGATTCGGGGCGCTTACGGCCCTCCCTGCCGCGATCGCATCGCAGCCATACCCCACAGGCGGGTCGCCTCTAGCGCCGCCGTATTGCGTTCTGCGTGCGGTGCGGTAGGATGCCGGTGCCCTGACATGGAGATATAACGACGCGATGTGCACGACCTCGACGGTGATCGACGGCTGGCGCGATCCGAGTTGGCCTCAATACCCGATGATCCCGATCACGGCAATCCTGCTTGGACCGCTCGGCCCGCATGTCGACCCCGCGCCTGTGGGCCCGAATGCAATCCCTTGGCCAATGATTCAGGCGGATCCGAAACTCGCGCAGCAGATGCTTGACATCCTGGCGAAACTCGAGGCCATCGATCGCCGTCTCGGTCAGCTCGAACAATGCAAGGTCAGCGCGAAGGCGAAGAAGAACCTCAAGGCGCGGCTGCGGCGAATCGCGAACCGCGCGCAGAGCGAAGCGGACTCGTTGTGACAGCCGGCGAGAAAATCCTGATGTTCGCGTTTCTCGCGATGGCAGCACTAAGTGTCGCGCTGTTCCAAGCGCTTGAGAAACTGCAGCACGACGTGCAAACGGAATGCCGTGAGTGAGTTTCAGGCCACCGTCGTCGTGATACTCGCGCTGCTCGCTGGCTACCTGTTCGGTCGCGCCGACGAGATCCGCTACCAGACACGGCGCGCCAACCGCTGGCCGTTCGTGAATCGCTGATGACCGCCGACGGCTCCCCCTCCCCACCCTCCTGGCTGATCCGCCTGCCATACGCCGCCGTTCGCCCGCACGTCTGGCGGCTGCGGACGGCTGAGCCCGCGCGGCGCTGGCGGTTTGCCGAGGGTATCGCGGTGATCGACTCGAGCCTGTCGGATGCGCTCAAGGCCGCGATCGAACTGGAGGCCCGCGAGTGAAGGCCGAAGAATTAATATTGATCGGCAACGCCCACGGCGTGGATCTAGTTGCCGCCGCTCAAGTCGCCGCGAAGCGCCCGCAGCGCGATATCAAATTCATCGTGCGCAACGGCCGACGGATCCCCGTGCTGCTCCCCGCCGCGATGAATGGTGCCCGCGGCAAGCAGTCACCGAGTTTTGCGCGCCCGCAATGGAGTATGCAGGAGCTCGGTGTCGCTGCTGCAGGAGTAAGTGATCTGCTATTCATGGCCGCGTGTTACGCCTTCGCCGGCTCACAAAATAACTTCTGGCGGCTGCATGCCGCGCTCACCGATGAAGCCGAAAAGATGGGCGCGCGCTACCAGTGGCCAGATACCGTGAAAGATATCCACGGCATCGCGATTCAGTATCGCGAACACTTGGCGAAACTCGTGCTCGACGAAGACACGCATCAAGCATATTTCGTTGCCGCGCCGGTGATGTACAGCGTGTACATGAACGTTCACGAAGTCACGTGGGACAGGCAGCTCGCCGAGCGGTTCTCGAGTTTGAAGTTCGTATGGCTGAGATGGCTTGGAACAGCGGCATCGACGATTCAGTCGCGGCTGTCGGAGCATTCTTAAACGGCGGAAGCAGGATGAGGACTGCGGCGAGATGTTTAGAACTCACCGTGAATGCCAGCGCGCGACTTTATCGCGAGTATAAGCAAGAACGTGCCCACGCCGAGCGCCATGGAATTCAGTGGACATTGCGTTTTAGCGAATGGTGGTTGCTTTGGTGTGAATCCAATCGATACGCGCTGCGCGGGACGCAAATAGGTGATTATCGATTGCAGTTAAAAGTACCGACAAAGGGGTTTGTGGTCGGCAATGTCATTGTAGCCGAGGTGTTGCGTACACCGGCAATTAACGAAATACCAGAACCTACCGATAGCGCAGCCGTAAGGCTGCTCACTCAAGCTATCGCGCGGCAGCACAAACCAGCGGCAATCAAGACACGATACACAAGGCCGCCAGCGCATCCAGAGCGCACAAACTTGACTGGCGACGATTTACCACGGGCCCGACGAGAATATATTAGCGCGGAGCGCAACGCGATGCGTCGCGGTATTCGCTGGGCCTTCACATTCGAAACTTGGTGCAAGATTTGGAATGACTCGGGACACTATGCGCAACGCGGTCCCTATCTGGGACAATACTGCATGCAACGCATATTCGATGGGGATGTCTATTCACCCACTACTGTGGAAATCCAAGTCCAACAACGGAATGTCGAGACACTGTTAGCTAAAAATCGGCACCGCAGGGGCGAAAGAAAGCGCAAGCTCGCAGAGTTGAATCGCGCGCCAAGTGTCCTTGATGAAGTTCTTGAGGAATTAGAAAGTTGACAAATTAAAGTCAATTCTGTAAAAGCATTCCCAACTACTTAGGCATGACAGGGCGCCTAGGTTTTTTGTTTCCAGAAACCTGTCTGTAACCCACGTTTCCCCCTCCGCTCACCCTCCCTTGAGCGGTCCTTGCCAGCGTTGAGCTGGCGTTTTTATTCAGGAGACCGTCGCCGCAGCGCGGCTGCAGCAGCTATGTCATTCGACGCGCCGATTTATCACGACCGCATCGCCAAGCTTCGGCAGAAATATGCCGTGCACTACAGCGAAGAGATCGCCGATGAAATCTGCCTGCGGCTGGCGAATGGTGAAACGCTGCCGAGCATCTGTCGCGATGCTCACATGCCGGCCGCGGATGCGGTGCGCAGCTGGGCGCTCGACAAGCCGGAATTCGGCGAGCGCTACCAGAAAGCGCGGCGCATGCAGCATGAGTGCTATGCCGATGAAATCGTCGACATTGCGGATGATGCGACCAATGACTGGATGACGCGCCGAACCAAGAGCGGCGAGACTGTCGTGCTGGTCAATCGCGAGCACATCAGCCGCTCGACACTGCGCGTCGACAGCCGCAAATGGTTACTGTCGAAGTTGAATCCAGGGCAGTACGGCGATCGCACGCAGCTCGAGTTCAGCGGTAAGGGTGGCGGCGCGATCAAGCACAGCGCTCAGATTGTCGCCGCGATCGCGCAAACCGATGATCCGAATGCGGCAGCGAAGCTGTACAGCGAACTGATCAGTGGAAGCGCTAGCGGCTGAGCAGGCGCATCGCGCTTGCGTCCCCTTCGATCTCGATTTCCTGCGGCCGGATTACACGGCCGTCTATCGCTGGCGCGCGCAGTTCTTGCAACGCATCCGCGAGACCAACTCAGCAGATCGCCTGAAAGTTTTCTACCGCGCGAATCCGATTCAGTTCGTCATCGATTGGTCGATCACTTTGGATCCGCGCAATGTCGAGATCGGCCTACCGTCGAAGATTCCGTTCATCCTGTTCCCGCGGCAGATTGAATGGTGCGAGTGGATTCTGGAGCGCTGGCAGGCGCGCGAGCGCGGCGTTACTGTGAAGTCCCGCGGCTCCGGCATGTCGTGGATTACGGTATGCCTGGCATCGACGCTGTGTCTGTTCAATCGCGGGCTGGTCATCGGCTTCGGTAGCCGCAAAGCCGAATATGTCGATCAGATCGGCGATCCGAAGTCGCTGTTCTTCAAGGCGCGGATGTTCCTCGAAAACCTGCCGCCCGAGTTTCGTGGCGGCTGGAACGCGGCCGACCACAGTCGGCAGATGCGTATCATGTTCCCTGAGACGGAATCGGTGATGAGCGGGGAATCTGGTGACGGCATCGGTCGTGGTGATCGCACCTCGCTGTATTTCGTCGACGAAGCTGCATTCCTCGAGCATCCCGACGTCACCGAAGGCTCGCTCTCGGACACGACGAATTGCCGCATCGATATCTCGACGCCTAATGGGCCGTCGGGCGCGTTCTACGATCGCTTGCAGGCGCTGCCAGAACGCCAGCGCTTCAAGTTTCACTACAGCAGCGACCCGCGGCGCGACGAGGGCTGGCGGCTGAAGAAACTCGCCGAAAATGTCAAGGCGATCTTCGATCAGGAATACGACTGCAGTTTCGACGAATCGGGA